GTTGTAATAAGTAATAGGCTGTCATAGTGCAGTTATGCAGTATGTAAATGGTCTGTTTAAAGTACCTTGTTGCAACTTAGGTCTACCAACCGAGCCTACTACTATTACAATGGCATTATTTGTTTGTTAATCCGTTTGTTTACTCAAAGATATAATAAATAATTAATACCACAAAATAAAAAACACCCTAATTAAAGAGTGTTTATCATATTGTCTATTAATGATTCTTGATTTTGAAAATCTACATATTTAGCATATCCTGTGTCTTCGCCCCAACTAACTACGCTAACCCTTACAAAGTTCTGAGTAACAGAAACAAGTTCATAGTGTTTATAAACCCCTAATACGTTCCAATGAAAGAACTCACAAGACTCTAAAACCTCCTCTAAGAACTCTTCTCTACTCATCTCTTACGCATTTTCTCTGTTGCTTGCTGGTGTAACTCTGCTTTATACGTTTCTTCTGCTGTTTCAATACTAATGAACTGCATTACATCATACAAGTTAGTATTAAAAACGCTTTCTAGTGGTGTTAATCCTTGCCTATTGAAAATACCCTTTTCAGCAATCTTGTAAGCTTTCCCTTCCCAGTAGAGGTTTTTAACGATTTCTTCGCTCGTGCTTCCGACAGGGACGCCTTTCTTCCCATTAAAGATATTACCATAGATTCTTGTAATACCTCTATATGCTTGCCCAAAAAAAAATACCCTCTGTAAGCTTCTGATACTGGTAAGTCTTTAAACATATCAGCCCTCATCTTTACGGCTTCTTCATCGTACATCTCATTCTTATCAGACCTAAACAAGATAGCCGTCATTTTACTAAGATACTCCCATTTACGGTATTGCTTCTTTTGAAACAACGTAGCTAAAGCCTGAGATTCAGAGAAGTGTTTATATGTAGCTCCTGCTAACATCTTCTCCACTCCTCCAGCAGTAAATACTGATTCAATTAGATGATACTCTTCCCCCTTAAAGTTAATCACCTTATCACTGCCTATCTCATCTTCATTAGGCTCACCCAAGAACTTACTAACCAACCCAAACAACTCTAATAAAGAAATATCATTAGTTTCAGTAACTTCTATTTCTGATTCTAAGTACTCTCTAGGAATATCAGAGAATAGTTCAATCCAATCAACATAGAAGGTTAACAACTTCTGATCGCTTACAGGAGCTTCTTCATCAGTATACAAATAGTTTTTAAGCCACTCAGGCATATTACTAATATACTCTTGAGCCTTACCCATTTGTCGAATGGTATTATCTTTCCACTCGTTTCTAACTTGATATTTATTGTCTAGGATAGTTACAGATACCATTATAAGCTTCTTAGTAAGTTGTTAATCTCTAATCTAATCTTACCTAGTTTAGCACAACCAACAATAGTTAACTGCTTACCACGCTCATCTTTAATAGCCTTATCAATAAACGCTGAAGTTTCTGCTAACTTTTCTTTAATAGTTAATTTAACCTCTTTCTTTTTCTTTACTACTTTCTTCTTAGTAGTTTCTTTCTTTTCTTCCATTTTATTTCAATTTAGATTTAATTACTTTTATCAAATTCAAAAGACCAGCATTATAAGCTTCCTCTTCTGTTGTGTACTCATTAGTATACTCCAACCCGTTTATTAAGTAAATATAATACTCGCCTTTTGTTTTTGTTTCTACTTTAAAATCAACTAGCATACGTAAATATAATTATTATTTAATAAAGTGTACTTTCTGATAGTGATTTAATCCTTTGTAAGACTCATTTACAAACCCTCTACGCCCTAATTTAAAGTTATTCTTAATCCAATTACTAGAAGGGCTTAATGCTGGATAGTTAAAGTAGTAGAAGTCGTCTGAGGTACATAAATCAAATAAAGCTTGGTGGCTGTCACCCTTACAGAATACAACTAACTCAGAATCCTTGTAAATGTCATTACGCTTTAGATACTGGTCAATCTTCTCAGCTCCTTTAGAATCTAATTGAGGCTTAAAACCAAACTTTAAACTCTTATCATCCTTACCATGAGTGATAACGAAGCAAATATCACCAACAAAGTAATGGTTGATAAACTTCCTGTGGTTTGTTACTGTTACGTTTTTAAACTGAATCTCTAATATTTTCTTAAAAGCTTCGTTAACAAAGTAACCAAATGATCCACTGTGGTTATCATTACAGATATTGTTAAAATGAATCTCTTTATAGTTACCTAATAAACCGTAAGCAATATTTAATTTAAACTCTAAAGCAGCATCAAAAGCCTCTTCATTAGTCATGTTTTGAGGTAAGGAATGACCCCCTCTGGTAGTCTGAGCGTTAAAACCATCTAATAAATCACCTAACTCATCTACATAAAGAATATCGCTTTCTTGGTTTTCTATTGTTTCCTTAATAACTATATCAGCAGTTTTAAACAACTCTTCTTTGTTCCATTCTGCTTTATACATTGTATTGTTGTCTATATCTGTGTCCATTCCTACGTGAACATCTGATATAATAAGCTTGTCAAAGTCTTTAGTTGGCTTGATTAACTTCTTTTTAACGCCAACAACTGGCTTGATATACTTTCTTATGATACTATCAAAGTCAAAAGACTCTACTTCTTCATCTGCTTTCTTAGGTGCGTATTGAATCCATTGCTGACCTGTTGTTTCTGAAGTACTTATTTTAATTACTTCGAAATTATCAGGAACATAAATAGGCTTGCTTTGTAGCTTCTCAGTACTAGATATTACTTCACCATCTTTATTAAGCTTTTTAATAGTTTCTACAAACTTTCTTTTATTAGGTGTAGTTCTCTGTTTTATGATGTCAGAATACTGATCTTCTGTTATTACATACCTGTTATTTTTCCTTCCTTTTTCGTTGTTTTTAACTTTCAGTCCTAAATACTGAGCTTCAGATTTACTCAGCCTACACCTTACTTTTGACATTGTTACGGTTTTTCCAAATATAACACAAAAATAATCAAATAAAAAAAGTGCAAATTAATGCACTTCTTAAAGGGTTTCGTAATACTATACATTTTTACATATGAAATAGTGTTTTGATTAACCTATACTTTGCAACATATCCTTTACAATTAGCACCCATTTTGTAAAAGATAGTTAACATATTAGCTTTCTGCTACGTTTGCGCCTATTTTCTGCTAATGTGTTAGTAATGCGCCTATTTTTAATGTGATGCGCCTAATTTTCATAACCTCACACATTTAACTTAAAATAAATCCTTATTAGTTCTTCATTATGTTCAAAAAACTCTTCTGGGGCTTTTACTTGTTCTGTTTTTGTTATTGATAAATCAAATATAAGAACTTTATTCTGTAATAAAAAATTAATACAGTAAAAAAAATGAAAAAAAATTAAAAAAAGTTTCTAAGCCATTGCCCTTACTGACTTTCTTCTGTTTGTGTTTCTATCAATAGCCATAACTAAAACATCAACCATATCATCATGCGCCCCATTAGGAAAGGCTTTAAGCTCATTAAGAAAACTATCAATATACCTACCATCTAAAAGGCTAACTCTACCAGATTCTATAAAAGCAGATACTGAAGAAGCCCTACTTACTTTGTCCTGTGTTGGTGGTTTATCTTCTACAACGTTTAAACCTGTTGACCGCTTTAACATTTGCACAATACTCTTACCACTTGCTTTAGGTTCTACGTATATTCTACTTCTATTGGTATAACCATTCATAGCAGCAAAGGATTGAATTTCTTTAATCAACTCAGGAAACTCTAACCTAACAGCTTTAACTTCTCTTATGTATAATTCGTTGTTATGGAAAGCAGCGCATAGCATAGCAGTAGCATCATTCTCTTGTTTGCTAGTGTAAGCAGTATCTAAGTAGAAATTCCACTTTAATAACTCAGGGTTTACATTCTCAGGAAGCTTTTTAATAACATTAAACCAATCCCCTTTAAATATACCTCCTTCATCAGGTGATGGTATTTGTGAATACTGACCAGAATAACCGTAACTACCTAAACCTAATTTAAAGCTTTCTAGTGTGTTCTTTGATAATCTTTTAGGGAATAGCAACCCATCAACATAAAACTCTTTTAAATCAATCGGCTTAACGTAATTAGACACCTCAGCAGGTAAACAAATATGCTCCCAGTTATCAGGCTCTTTTTCTAATAACATTCCTGTAAGGTCTTGCTCATGTAATCTTTGCATAATTACAATAAAAACACCTTTATCAGGGTTGTTTAATCTACTTCTTAAAGTTTCGTTGAAGAATACATTAGCGTTTTCTCTTTCTTTATCTGAACGGGCTAACTGTGGATTCTGTGGATCATCTATTACTATAATATCAGCACCCATACCAGTAACAGTACCACCTGTTGAGGTAGAGTATCTTAAACCGCTGTTAGTAGTTGTATATCTACTCTTAGTATTTTCATCTTTTGAAAGTTGTACTTCTGGAAAGTGTTCTTTAAACCAATCTGATTCTATTAATCTTCTTGCTTGTGTTGATAGTGTTATTGATAAACTAGCTGAATAAGATGAGCTTATAAACTGTATTGAGTCTTTTAATATCCAACAGTAAACAGAAAAGAAAACATTAACTAACTCACTCTTTAATGTTCTAGGTGGTACGTTAATTAATAGATGCTTTTCTCTAGGCTCACCATTAACAACTCTATAAGCTTCTTCTTGTAGCCTATTGCATAAATACTCAATATGCCAGTTAGGTGTTAACTCCTGACCGTTATGCAATGCTTTAAAAGCTTCTAGGCTAAACTCATAAAAAGACTTACGGTATAACTCCGCTTCAATCTTCTTTAGGTCTAATCCCTTTAATAAGTTTTCTAAGTGTTTCTGCATCTAAATTACTATAATCAACAGTCGCCTCAACTTTCTTCTCTTCTTTTATTTCTTTCTTATCAGCCCAGTTAAATCTGTTCTTCATATTCATATACCAACCCGTATAAGAAAACTCTTTATTATCAAGCTCTGTACGTCCTTTTTTAATCCACCAAGCCTCACAAAGTTCTTTACATCTTTTTACGGTGTCGAAAAAATCTGGCTCTCTATCACTTAATGCATAGAAAGTATCTCTACTTATTTCTAATTCAACTGCTAATTCTACAATAGAAGCACCTTGAGAAGATAACTTAATAAGTGTTTCTTTCCACCCTTTGGGTAAGTCTTTTAATTCTATTCTAGGTCTACCTTTCTTTGCCATACTTATCATTTATTACGTGGTTAGGGTTCTCCCACTTCCAATCACTACAAAAGTTAGTCCTTTCAACTTCAATACTTCTTAAAAAGTAATGCTTAACCCCATCTTTCTGCATCTTCTCAGCTTTAACAAAAACATAGTCAACTTCTAACACTTTATAAGTTACGTTTTCATGGTAGAAGTAATTACCTTTTTCTAAATATCCTACTTTTATCGACATTCTATTTCTCTTAGTCGTTTATCTAAATCCTCAATTAGTTTAACCTTCTTATCTAACCTTTGCTCTAAGTGCATCTTATCTTTATTGATAATCTCCATTTCCATTTCTAGCACTATGAACCGATCATATAACGCCACTGCTCCTAATATAACTGGAAGTATATGTTTACCATATTTTTCAATAATCTCCACTGCATAAATATACTAAAAAAATAACAGTATTGTAAAAAGCAATTTTCTATCGAAAAACAGTCGCCTCAAGGCTCTTTTACAAGGGTGTTATTTAACTCTACTATACCTACTATAAATCATACCGTTGCTTAAAAACAAATCACCATCTTTAAAAAAATACGTTATAGTTTCAGTAACTCCATTAGATATAGTTTCAATATTTGAATTAGTAATGCTTTTAATATCTAGCCTCCTAGTAATATCATCAAAATCAATAGTATAATTATACTCAATATAATCTTCTGTTATAAATAGAGTAACATCGTAACCACTATCAAAAAACCACTCTCCTATAATTTTCTTTTGTGGCTTTTTACAACTCGCTAATACAATAACTAATAATACAATAATCTTTTTCATATTTAATCTTTTTTAATAAACTCTTCTACAAATCCCTTATTAAACTGTTGTACTACTTCTTGAATCTGATTAACTACTTCAATATCATTTGATTCATGTAAAGCAGTTTCTAAAGGTACTATTGTTTTTTCTAACTCCTCTACAAACTTATTCCCGTAGTGCTTTAACTGTTTGCTATAAAGCTTTGTTTCTTTTAAATCTTCAATATCTTCTAATAAAGATACACCATTAGCTAGGAACCTTAATGCTATTAATCTGTAATATTCTTTACTATTTGCCATTCTTTGCTCTTTGTTTGTTTACTTCAATCTTGTTTTTAATCTCTTGCTCAATATCAATATCATAATGTTTAGCCATATTCAAACACACCATTATAACATCTGCTAATTCTTCTTTAACTTGAGGGAATGATTCACTATCATAGTCCATATAATCAATCATTGCGTTTTCAAATTCTTTTACCTCTTCTGTAAGCTTACTGTAAAACTCAAACATATCAGTAGTAGGGGCTATTAAACCCCTATCTACTATACTTTTATAATTTTCTTCTATTATCTCTTTCATTAGAATAA